ATAATTAGATGCAACCCAAGGTTTGCTGCTAATGTAATTCTTGTAAGCAGTAAAAGTGTCAATGCTTGTGTCATATTTAAACTCATCGGGCATAGCACGTGTAAAGGATGTGGGTGGTGGGCAGGATGGAAACATAATATCAGCACACTCAATAGTATACTGACAACTATGAACCTTGTTGTACCTGTGTGTATATTCTGCACACAATGCAAGACCATGTTCTATTAACCAATAGAAATTATTCTGTGCCCAGATAGTGCAAGGATGATTACGAAATGCACCCTTGTCTGTTTTGTATGGAGTGCCATCTATCTTAGGTAATGTGCCAAAACCATGACCCCACTTCTCTGATGCAACAATAGATAACATTTGACATGTTTCTAGTGGCATCTTGACAATATGCTTGTCAGGTAAAACCTGTGCAGACTTATAGGGTTATGGGTCAGTAACAAAGATATTCATAGCACAATGGTATATTACCCATTATAGCGTGAGTCTGGTTCTAATGCAATAAGATATTCTAGATCTCTTTTTGGATCTCTGAACAAGGATGCATTCTGTTTGCTGATTGTCACTTCATAATCTGCAGGAAGTAGTTTTAGATTTTCTACTTTGAAATTGAAAGTGAACTTAGCATCAGTAGATCCAACGGTTACAGCATAACTGTTTGATGTTTTATTCTTCTTATCACTAACAAGAAGTTTGATCTCACTACCGTTACCTACAACTGCTAGATCAGCAATTTGATAGATAGATGCTGCCTTGATTATGTTTGATAAATCAGACCAAGCAACACTGAAACATACATCCCTACTTGGAATGTCTACCTTGTTCTCTGGTGGTTTTATAATGGTAGATGGATCAGCGAAGAAATATCTTGATTGACACTTCTTGTCTTTGATAACGACATAGTTGTCATCGTCAAATATAAAATCTGGATCTTCAAATAATGTAAGACCAGATAAGAACTCACTCAGATCATAGATGGCAAAGTCTTTTGGAAACTTTTCATTTACTACTGCACGTGATAAAATGTTTTTTTGTATTGATAAGGTAGATAACTCTGTACCTTCTTTAAAACAAATTGATTGATTAATATTGGAAAAGTTCTTCAGAATATCAAGTGTTCCTTTAGAAAGTTTCATTAGTTCTCCTTATTGTGAAAGTGATATAATAATACACAATAGTGTATTGCTTTTAAAATGTCAAGTTTAGGGGTTCCCTTCTTGTCAAAACGACTTAGGTACTTCATAGCATTTCCTCTACAGAATGCTTGAGCATCACCTAGTGCTTCGATGAAATCTAGAGTTTGGAAGTTGTCCTTACTTGAATAGTGTTTCTTATAAGTTTTAACAATGTATTTTTCCGCTTCAGCGAGAGTTTCTTTTTCATTGTACTTACAAGTTTCTAGATCATCAATAGTGATATTCATATCCATCATCTCTGAATACGATGGATAGTCATAAGGGGACTTGAATTCAAGTCCCGATAGATCTGGAATATCATCTCCTAGTGAATCAAATCCATATTGTTCCAATAGTCCTTCCTCCTTCAAAACGTCATAAAGTAACCAGTATGCCACCATTATACCTCAAAGTCTACGTCTGCGTCAACCTTATCGTAAAGTTCTTGAAACGCTTGCTTTGTCTCGTCATCAAAACGTGATATACATGTAGTGATTGCCTTAGCACGATTACCAAAGATTTTGAATGCTTGAATGATGTGTACAAGTCTACGAGTAGAGATGACCTCATCAATACCACCGTCAAAGAATGTCTTACGGATGATGTCTGCCCAGTCACAAAGTCTCTTGTTGAACTCTTTGTCATCAGACAATAGGTCAAGCATCTTCTGCTCTGTCTGTGGATGAGGATAGTTCTGCTCAAAGGTAACAGGGAATCTCTCAAGGAATGCTTCGTTAAGAACGTTAGTGCCTACAAATCTACCATCCTCAGAACCTTTACCTTTTGTGTTAGCAGTAGCGATAACTGTGAACCCTGCTGCAGGTTTTACATACTTGCCGATCTTCTTAAGAAAGACACCTTTACCTTCAAGGATAGATTGTAAACATAAGATCTTGTTAGATGCCAAGTCAATCTCGTCAAGTAATAGAACTGCACCTCTTTCAAGTGCTTCAACTACAGGACCGTTGTGCCACACTGTGCTGCCATCAACAAGTCTGAATCCACCGATGAGATCGTCTTCGTCTGTCTCGATAGAGATGTTAACTCTGATCAATTCTCTCTTTGCCTGTGCACACGCTTGCTCTACAGAAAATGTTTTACCATTGCCTGATAGACCTGTGATAAATGCAGGATAGAAGATACCTGATTGGATAATCTTCTTGACGTCAGCAAAGTTACCGAACTTGACAAAGGTATCAACTACCTCTGGAATAAGGTTTTGCTTGACTGAAGGGATTACAGAGGGTGCTGAGACTGCTTTCTCAAGTATCTCTCTACCTTCAGCAATAGTTAGATTCCAAGAACCACGTTTGACTTGGAACTGTTTTAGTTTACGAGCAACAGTTGCATAACCGCAGTTACGACTTATTGCAAATTTTCTGATATGAGATGCGTCAATCTCATTACCGTGTTCTTGACGTAGTTCGTCTACGAAGTTTACGGATAGTTTTCTTTCAAAAGGCATGATGTAAAATTGAAATTGATTTGTATAGTATTATAATGACACATAGCATAGGACTTATCTACTATGAATGTGCCACTAATTTTATTGGCACTAAGCGATACGCTCGATGAAGGAAGATAAGATCTTCTTGTTCATCTTCTTACCACCAAGAGACTTGCTAAATGCTTTCTTGATTTGTGCTTTAGTAGCATCTTCTTGCACTTCAAACTCAGCATTGTTGTCAAGTGCGTTGATATGTAATGCGTACTGTACTGTCCAGAAAGATGATGTGCAGATGAATGACTTGGTTCTTCTCCATACTTGATCTGCTTTAGATATTTCTTCTTGAGATACAGTACTGCCTAAGCAAGATGACTTGAATCTACCCCAGTCATTACCTGTGATAAGTCTGATGTTCATAAACTCACACTCAGGAAATCTGTCACGTAGTTGAAGAACAAAAGTTTCTGTCATTCCTGCTCCCCAATAGTCGTCATTAAATTTGTACATCTTACCAGTTTTACGATCACGTAAGAATACATGGGAGTCAATTCTAGAAGCATAGATCTTCCACTCATCCTGCTCATAGTATCTCTTTGCTTTCTTACCGAAAGAAACACTAGGTGAACCTTCACCATCAGTTAAAGTTAGAACGTGTACTTTTTGTACACCTGTCTTTTTCTTGAACTGAGGAATGATGTAGTTCAATGCAATCATTGCTTCATTAAGTGGAGTGCCACCTAATTGTAGTTTATGAGGTACATTACCATAACCATAGTTTCCACTGTATGCTCTCGCTAGACGGAAAAGATTTAATGCTTGCTTTTCGTGTAGTCTGTTGTTAGAACTGCTAGTTAGAACATTGATTAAGTTAAAGTTTCTTAAGATAATTTTATTTTCTAATGAAGCATCTTCTTCTGTAACATACTGATCTTTATGCCAAGCATCTGTGAAAAGATATACATCATACTTGATACCAACTTTACGACAGAATGATACCATAGTAAGAGTCTGTTTGATAGTTGCTAATATCTGATGATGCATAGAACCTGACCAGTCGATGTTGAATATTAGACCGTGGTTTTTGCTGTTAGGAATAGTAGTAACTTTTCTAAAAAGATCTTCATTGTATTTGTAAGTGTGTAACTTACCAGTATCAAGAACTCCAGTTCTTGCAGTAGTGGCACGTGCATAACCATCTGCTGCTTTCTTCATCTCAAACTCTTTGACAAGATAGTTAACTTCTTTAGTATTACCTACTTTAAAGTTTCTGTAATCAGAATCAGACTCATCTAAGTCTGCAGTGATTCTTCTTGCCAATTCCATATCATACTCATCATTGAAATCTGTTTTACTTCTCAATGCATACTGGTTAGCGTACCAATCAGTAAGATACTTATCTGTCTCTTTGTTATCAACAACGTGACTTGATCTTAGAGTTGGTGTTAACTCAACGTAAAAGTTTTCTCTGTTAGTTTTTTCAACTAATCCTTTGATTGCTTCATCAAATGAATCTGCAGTTTGTACTTGAGGTTCAGCGATTGCATCCTCAGGACCGTTGCAACGTCCTGCGGTTGTACCCTGTGGTGATTGAGCAGGAGTTTCTTGAAGAAGATCTTCTACCTCATCACTAGGAGATGATTGCTGTTGCTGTTGCTGCTGCCCATCAGTTTGTTCTGCATCACCTTTCTCATTAGAAGGCATTGACTCACCTTCAGAATTACCTGACTCTGAATCTGGTTGTGATTCTTCTAACTGCTCTTTTTGCTTATCAAGTTGATCTTTGCAGTATCCGTGCAACTCTTTTGCTAAAGCAATAGTATCTTCAAAAGTTTCTAGAAGATCTGCCTTTGCTTTGAAGTATAGTTCTTCTGTAGTGAAAGGAATGTCAACGTGATGACCTACTTTGAAATGTAAGTTTAGTTTGTCTGCAAGATTGAACTGACTTAGATCTTTGTCTGCAATATCAAAGAAGTCTTCGCCTTGTAAAACTTCATAACCATTGAAGAATGTTTTAGGTAAACCTTGATATCTACGCTTGATAAGTTTCTCAACACGAATGTCTTCAACGACATTTACAAATGACATATTGACTTCTTCTAACCAAGAATTATCATCAGGTGTATAAAGTGCGTGAGATACTTCGTGTGCTATGAGTAAGTCAGTAACGTAGTTGCTTTCGTGTGCCCATGTTGGAAGTGTTAGAATTCTTCTGGTCACATCAAACTGTGCAGTTTGTACTGGACGATGCTCAATGATTAGATCTTCTTGTGCGAGTAGTTTTGCAAGTGACTCTTTGACGATGTTCATAATTCTCTGTGTCTTATACTATACATTGTAATAACAAAACCGCCCCTTGGGACGGTTGAGTAGACACTTTGTCAACTGGTTGCGACGCTTCCTTGCTTGACGCAATGCTTGTGGTTTAAGATGACGCTTCTTTTCCTTCTTGGAATGATGCTGCCAGTTAGGGGTTGTCATTATTCCTCCTGAGTTATGACTGAGAAGTTTTGTTTTTTCTCTACCTTTAAAGTAGATGCAAATTTATCCTGTAAGGATTCTGTCTTATGAGAGATAACAAATACATTTGTTTTATCAGAAACAGTGTGTAGAATTTTGAGGAAGTCATCAGTACCAGATGTATCTAAACTGCTATCAAAGATTTCATCTAAGATAAGAAGATTAGTATTGGCACTGTTCTTCATCTTAGCAATAGTTCTCCATGTGAATAAGAGTGCTAAGTCTATTCTCATCTTCTCTCCTTCAGAAAAGGATGCGTATGAGAACTCATCTCTAAATCTAGACTTGATAGTTTCTAAAAAATTCTCATCAAGATTAAAGGACACATAGAAATCTAGCTCCTTGAGATACCTATTTATGAGTTGATTCATAACTGGAAGGTACTTCTTTATTATTGTACTCTTTATTCCTGTATCTCTGAGCATGTTTGTGACAGTATTGTAGTTGTCACGCACTTTCTTTTCGTCAAGTAGGGATTCCTCTACCTTCAGTCCATCCTTTGCCAACTCTTTAAGTTTATCTTTCTCTTGTTTTAAACTACTGCTACTACCAGTTGCTTCATCTATTTTCCTTTCTATTGCTTTTATCTGACGTTTACGATATTGAGTCTCTCGTTGTGCTTCACTAATTGCTTGCTGTGTTCTAGATAATTCTTTTACAATATCATTCTTCTTTGATATCTTCACTAAGATATCATCTAACTCTCCTCGGAGTTTTTCTGCTGCTTCTTCAACTTCCTTGAGTTGATCAGTAATTCCAGATTTCTTATTAGTTCTAAGTTCTTCTGTGATTGCTTGCTGACAAGTCGGACAATGTTCATTGGATTCAAAAAATTTGTACTCTTTCTTAAATGCTTTCTGTTTGTCTTTAAATCTACTTTCGTATAAACGCAGTTGTGACAGACTGGCATCAACATTTTGATAATCTTCTAAAGACTTCTCATATGATTTAGACAAGTCAAGGTCTTTATCTACAAGAATTGTAATATCTTTTATCTCTGTCTCAAGATTTATTATCTCACTTTTACGTCGTGCTGTATTAGCATTGGATTGTTCTTTAAGATGTGCAATCAATGATTGCTGTGTCTCTACTTTGTTCTTTGCCAGTTCAAATTGATACTCAACCTCTCTAATAGTATCTTTGATTCCTTTGACACGTTCTTTTAAAAGACCATTCATAGTTGAGAAGATACGAATGTCTAGAAGATCTTCTATAACCTCTCTTCTATTGGGAGGAGTGAGTTGCATAAATGGAACAAAGCAAGATGATCCTAAGACCACCACCTGAGTAAATGATTTATAATTCAACCCCAGTATACTTTGTTCCAGATATTTTTGCTGCTCCACAGAGGATGCTTCCTCTTTGGTTTTTATGCCATTGAGATAGATTTCAAACACATTAGGTTTTCTCCCTCTGCGTACCATGTATTCACGTGAACCAATAGTAAAGTCTAACTCAACTAGTAGATCCTTTTCGTTTACAGCATTGACCAATTGGGAAATTGTAATCTTACGAAAAGGTTTGTTGAATAATGCATAGCACATGGCATCCAAGAATGTGGATTTACCAGCACCGTTAGCACCAACAATCAAAGTAGCAGGACTTGCATCCAGTCGTATTTCACTAAAAGCATTACCAGTTGAAAGGAAATTCTTCCAACGAATCGACTTAAAAATAATCATTCAGACAAAAATTATTCTCTTACATAAGGAGGTACAATTATATCATCACGAGAGATAACATAATATTCGTGTCCATGTTTAACACAAGAATGAATAATCTCTCGATCATCCACTTCTACTACAGACATATCTGGAAAGTCATCAGCTTCCAGAAGTCCAGCATAGCGTACTGCATCGTCTTTGTCAAGGAACATGTAAACCATACGTTTATTATTCTCAGTTTCTATAGCGTATGCACCTTCTTTTTCTTTACCAGCAACTGCTAGAATGTACATCATACCAGCTCCAGTGCCTCAACATATAATGATTTTAAAATATTTTTAAGTGCATCCTTATCAGAATGTTCCATATCATCGACGTACCTCTCCAGTATTGTTAAGGTATCCTCCTTCTCTATATCTATCTCTTCGCTAAGGTCTTGCTCGAACGATGGGTCTTCAATAACTTTAACTTCATGAACACCCGCAGCGTATAACTGATTAATAAAACGTTCAAACTTATCTACTTTAGTTTTCTTTTCTACAATGATCTTAATAAACGTATGTGCATACTCATGAAACTTAAACATACCAGCGTTGATTTGATCTTCATGATAATATATCTTTTGATATATTTCATATGGATTTTGGATATATTCTAATTCTAAAGTTTCAGTATCAAAGATATGAAATCCACGTCTGTCTTTATAATCATTCCAATAGATTTGATATGGATTACCAAGATATGATATGTTACCTCTAGTACTCTTGCGATGGAAGTGACCTGAGAATACTTTCTTGAAGTGTCTGTATGGTGCTGTACTGTCACCGTGATCCATGATGTAACCACG